ATATAAAAATAGAACAGATCTAGTTATTGATTGTCAAAAGATACTAAAAGCTAGAAGAATAAATGGTAAGTATGATGGTAGGTCTTGTGTATCTTGGAGGATAGATAATTTTAAATATGATGAGAGAGATATTATTCTTGAAGGAGAAGCCGAGGAGGTAAAGGAGATTACACATGACTCCTAAGTTTATATCAGGGCCACCAGGCACAGGTAAAACAAGTATGTGGCTAACCAATAAATACGTAGAGCTTCTAAAAAAATACTCGCACTCTAACATTCTGGTTTTATCACACACCAACGTAGCTGCAGATGAGATTAGAGATAACATCCTAAGTTTAAAAGAAGTTAAAGAAAAAGGACTGACAAAGAAATCGTTCAAAGGTAAAATATCTACCATACATTCTTATTGTAAACAAAAAATGCAAGATAGAAGAGAGCTTTGGGGATATACAGATTTTGAAGCGTGTTGTGAATTAAACGGAGACTTTAAACTACCAAAGAACATAACTAGTAAAGATATTGATAATAGAGCACACCCCTTTTTAAAATTTATTGATGGAGCACATGGTCATGCTCGAAGCCTAGAAGATCATTGGGAGGAAACTGAAAATAATACAGAAGCGTTTAAACCTTATAAAAAGAATACTTTAATTGATATGGCTAAAACTTACTATAATTATTTAGAAGAATATAAATTAGCTGATTATAATGAAATGCTTCAAAAGTTTATTGATAAAGCAAAAGCACCAGAGATAGATGTTTTAATTGTAGACGAAGCCCAAGATAGTAATGCCTCACAAAGAATAGTTCTAGAAAAACTAGCGACCCATGCAAAAGAAGTTTATTGGATAGGTGACGCCGATCAAACTATATTTGAGTTTGCAGGATCTAATGCAGATTACTTCCATAATTTATCTAAAGATGCAGAACAGTTAGAACAAGGTTATCGTTGTGGTTTAACTATCAATACAAAATGTAAGGAGATTATAAAACCTATCTGGGACCATTATGGATACACAAGAGTTTGGAAACCAGCAAAAAATATTATAGGTGAGGGTTATCAAATACCTAGCTGGGATAGACCTTCATATGGTTTAGATAAACTTTTAGAAAAAATTCAAAATACAAAAGAAACTTTTTTGTTTACTTATCGTGGTACTCCAACAGATGCAAAGGTAAGACAATTTTTTAAAATCAACGGTATACAATTTGCACACATAAAAAATACAGCTCACGTGTCTAATAAAGAACTTAGGTGTCATAAGGTATGGCCTAACTTTATTGCGGGAGAGCCCATGCCTCTTAAACAAATAAAAGATTTTTGGGACTACATAGGGAGTGTTGTAGTTGTGAGAGGTAAAGGTAAGAACACAGATCCATTTAAAGACTGGGTTAAACAAGACTATACTGTAGATCAACTTATTTCTAAAAATTATTTAAAAGATAATACTAAAGATCAAACAAATTTTTCTTTAATAAGAACAAAAGTAGATTCAGAAAGACTTAAATACATAGATAATGTATTGCACAAAGGAGCTGATCTAGAGGGAGACGTTAAAGTAAAATATGGAAACATACATGAAGTAAAAGGAACAACGTTTGATAACGTGGTGGTGGACGAAACAAGAACAAGAGCAGAAGAATATTTTACACAGTTAAGATTAAAATTTGTAGCCTACAGCAGAGGGCGAATAGATTATTGGACTGTGCAATCATCTGACAAATATAAATTAGGAGAGAGACGTGGCAGTCAAATCTAAAGACCCTTATAAAAAACAAATTGCAGGATCCCACTATAGTAATTTCAAAGTGCAGCCGAGCAAGTTTATCAACGACAACAAGTTGCTTTTTGCGGAAGGGAATGCTATAAAATATATATGTAGGCATCCTTACAAAAACGGAAAACAGGATCTGGAGAAAGCCATACATTATATAGAAATGATAATAGATAGGGACTATAAATAATGTGTACCGTACCAGAACTAATTGAATTAGATCTGAAGGGTATTGATACAGTAGCTATCGACTTAGAGACTTACGATCCAAAGTTAAAAACCCACGGATCAGGGGCCATCAGAGGAGAAGGTTTTGTTTGTGGTATTGCAGTAGCTACAAAGAAACAAACGTTTTACTTCCCCATCGCACATGCAATGACAGGCAACCTAGATCCAAAGTTTACCTGGAACTTTCTTAACCAAAAAATATTTCAAAATAAAAATATAAAAAAAGTTTTTCACAATGCAATGTACGACGTATGTTGGATAAGAGCAGTCACGGGACAAATGCCTCAAGGAGAACTATTAGATACCATGATAGCTGCATCAGTATTAGATGAAACAAGAATGAGATACTCTTTAGATGCAATCAGTAAAGACTATTTAAAAGATTCAAAATATAAATATGATCTACAAGAGAAAGCAGCAACGTATGGTGTAAAAGATCCCATGAGTAATATGGATAAGTTACCTTATTCTGTTGTAAAAGATTATGCAGAACAAGACGTTACATTAACTTACAAGCTGTGGGAACTATTTGATAAAAAATTAGACGAAGTATTATATCAGCAAAAAGAAAAAACGTGTAGAAAAATATTTGATTTAGAAACAAAATTATTTCCTTGTTTAGTTGACATGAAATTTAAAGGCGTTAGAATTGATGTCCAAAAAGCAGAGCAGTTTGGTAAGTTTCTAGAAAGAAGAAGAGATAATTTAATTAAAATTATAAAAGCAAGAACAGGTATTGATGTAGAGATTTGGGCAGCAGCATCAATAAAAAATTTATTAGACCAACAAAAGATTACAGATTATAAAAAGACTCCTAAGTCTGGTATGCCACAGTTACCAAAAAATTATTTAATTACACACAAGAATAGGTTTTTAAGAATGATAGCTAAAGCTAGAGAGTGTGACAAAGCAAAGAATGCTTTTGTTGAGGGACTCTTAAACTTTGTACACAAAGGTAGAATACACGCAGACATAAATCAAATTAGATCAGACCAAGGTGGTACAGTTACAGGTAGATTTAGTATGTCTAACCCAAACTTACAGCAGATACCTGCAAGAGGTTTTATTGGTAAGAAGATGAGAGAAATGTTTTTACCAGAAGAAGGTCAGATGTGGGGTAGCTTTGACTACTCACAACAAGAACCTAGAATAGTTGTTCACTATGCAATAAAGATATTAAAAAATCATGAGTCCATTTCACCAGAAACTAAAGATAAACTAGATGAGCTAAAAGATTTATACGAGGATGCAGATGCAGACTTTCATAAGATTGTAGCAGACATGGCTGGTATTGGCAGGTATCAAGCCAAGACGATCAATTTGGGTCTTTTCTATGGTATGGGTAAAATGAAACTAAAGAAAGAATTAAATTTGAACGATAGTGAAGCTAAAACATTATTTGAAGAGTATCATCGTAAGGTGCCTTTTGTTAAAAAATTATCAGAGGAGATATCGTCTTTTGCCACTGAGAACGAATTGTTATTCACACTACACGATAGGTTCTGTAGATTTAACAAGTGGGAAACGAAGAACAAAACATGGAACTCGGACCTACAACGATATGATAAAGTAGACTTGCTCACAAAACAACAAGCAAAAGAAAGATTTGAATTAGAGTACAGACAAATGTGGGAAAACCCAGAGCCAAATTTTATGGATCAATTTGAGTTTCATTATCAACCAGCCTTTACATACAAAGCTTTAAACAGATTAATACAGGGATCTGCTGCAGACATGACAAAAAAGGCAATGGTGGATTTATACGAAAAAGGTATTCTGCCTCATATACAAATACACGACGAGTTGTGTATTTCTATAAAAGATGATAATGAAGTTAATCTAGTAAAACAAACTATGGAGGAGGCTATTCCATTACTTATTAAGAATAAGGTAAGTTGTAAAAAAGGTAGGAGTTGGGGTAGCGCGAAATGATAATTAATTATGGCTTACTTAAATGCAAACATACCACCGGAATACGCACAGATAAGAAAGGAGTATCTCTATGA